TCTGCTCTGGGATAGACACTGATTCTGTGATCTGAATACACTGGTTGCCAATCAACTGGTAGTCAGTAACTTTCTTTCTGAATCCTTCGATGTATGTACCGACAGGTTCTTTTGCTGCCTGTGCTGCTGTAGGACAATCTACCTTAGCAGTGGCAGCGGGAGTTTTAGGTATCGGTAGATCAGGTGCTTCGGGAGATTTAGGTTGCTTTGTATCTACATTTGGACGCTGTGTTGGCAGCATCTGGTTAGGTTCAAATGTGGGTGGATTGAATGACGGAACCTGACCGTCACAGAACACCATGTTACCTCTAGGATCAACCTGCTTGAGGTCATCAGTCTCTCTTGTTTCAACACACCCAGGCATATCCACAACAGGAAATCCCAGATTGACAGTAACTGGAACTGGGTATCCTGTGAAGACTTGTGGTACATTGGTATCAAAAATATTTACATCAGGAATAGGGTTTCCTGTGATACGAATTTCTTTTATTTCCATCAACAATCATTGAATACTTTGCCAACTTCAGATCCAACACTCGAACCAACACGCTGCCCTAGGAGGAGCGCCCATCCACCTGCTAACCAACCCACGTAGGGGATACTAGCAAGGGCAGGAACAGCGACGCCAGCAGCAAGGGCACTACCTGCCATCGCACCTTGAGACCGTGCTCCAGCGTCCGCCCTGATACACTCTTCGCTTTTTGCATTTGACTTTCCCTCGGTCAATTCACCCCCCTGAAGATTTCTGTATCCTTCTTGAGTATATTGATCTCTACGGTACTCACTTCTACTTTCAGATCCACCACCAAACAATCCTTTCCTGTTATTATCAACATCTAATGATCTTTCTGACTCAAGAATCTTAGGATCGTTGGCACGAAACTCAATCTCATATCCATCCTTACCAGCTTTGATTCTGTAAGATGAATATGGACCATAGGGAATGTTAATTGTAGGTGGTTGATGAACTCCCTCTTGTGGTCTTAATACATACCCCAGCAGTCCAATGTGAGAAACACCAACAAGACCAAGTAATGCCAACCCAATAGTCTTTATTGGCAATGTTTTCTTTGTTGGTGTTTTAGTTGTCATTTTCCGAATGGGAGAGCAGGACCTGTGGTTGTAGGCATGGCAGGACCAGTAACTTCTGGCATCTTAGGCATAGCACCGTCGATCATACCAGGAAGTGCTTCGGTAACTGCCTCGGTAACTGCCTTGGTTACTTTAGTTCTAGCATCTTCGATAAGTGTATCTTTGTTTAGATACAAGTAAGCACCACCACCAACAACGGCAGCAGATACACCAAAGGAAGCAAGAGCAAGAAGGTTGATTAGTTTTTGCATTTTATTTCTCGTTGAATACTTTTTCTAAATCACGTAACTCAGAATAATATTCACAAGGATACTCCATGGAGATTGGGTCTTTATCAATCAACATGTCAGTGCGACACATACCATTACCAATCTCCATGTGTCCTACAATAAAGAATGTTATTAGTAACATGGCTATTAGATAGTAGGCATTACAGGTGGCTCACCGTCTTTCTTAGGTGCAGTGGCAATTTGAATCGGTGCTTGTTCAATACGAATTGTTTGCGATGGAGCCGTTTGTGCCGCCGCCGCAATGAGTTTCTCAAGATCTGCCTTGGAGACACCGCCGCCAGCACTGCCCTTGAACGTTCCGTCGCCATTCTTCTTTGCCGTCTGGACGCCAAAGGTAGCGAGCACCCCAGTAAAGACAGACGCGATGAAAGTTGGGTCAAGTTTCTGCTCGGGGATGCCAAGTGCGGGCGGCAACTTAATGTAAGCAAGGGTAAGAATGCCACCAGACCAAACGAGGATCCCAAGACGCACGAAAGTGCTAATGATGGCAAGGTGCTCCTCGCTATCACCAGCAGCTTCTTTGAGTTTGGCAAGAGGTCCTTTCTTCTTTTCAACCTCTTTAACCTCCTCTTTGGGAGATTCTTTAATTTCTTCTGCCATGATGAGCCACAATTAGGCTCTATTATTTATTAAATAGACCGATGAAATATTCAGCGTCTACAACCACCAGTGGTTTTTTTCTGTTTTTCTTCATGACTACAATGGGTTCGTACTCACCACAGTTTGCCTGTGCCTGTTCGTAAGCATCCCATACATTGAGACGCTCAACATTCTTACACTCAATACTATGAGGAAACTTCTCCCTAGCAGAACGAGCCATGATAAGATCTTCGCCACCAGCGCCCATAGATCGAGACTCAATATCCTCTGGATGAACATCAAGCATCTCGATCAACATATTTCTCACCCACTGTTGTAGGCGTCTACCTTTATCCTTTGCGCTTCTGGTGTTCATTCCACATTTCCCAATTTATTACTGCATCGTTCCAGTCTCCCTCCCATGGGTCTGGAAATACTTGGTATAGTCGTTCTTCATCGCTTGAAGTGCCCACGCTTGACTTAGGCTCTTCGGACCCTCTATCAAAATTTTCATTTGACATGGAGATAGACCAGCCTTCCTCTCCAAATACTCCTGTCTCCACGATTTCTGGTGTTCGGTTTTGGTCATCTTCTTTGTCCCAAATTTCTCCCATGTGTTTGACTTGTTTGTCGATGGATGCCATTTCCATCTCAACTTTACCATCAACCCAATGTTTATACAACCATTCTATGATGCCAAGGGCGAGATGATTGAATGGAAACTTTTGTCCAAACGCCCATCTCTTGCTCTTGGTGTACCAATTATCTTCACCACCCCAGTGGTGCTCAAACTTATAGCTGAAATCCTGCGAAGGTGTTTTCTTCGACATCTTGTGCAATGCCCCCGATGACATATGATTCGACTTCCGTCTCTTGAGGTGCCACTTGTAGTCCTTTAGATGACAACCAATGTTCTGTCCAAGGGAGAGGATTGTTATTAAGGGGAGCATCAAAGATTGGTTTCAATCCAATAGACTTCATGCGACGATTCGCAGTCCACTCAACATACTTCTGAAGTAGTTTAGCATTCAGACCAATCATTGAACCATCACGGAACAAGTAGTCTGCCCAAATTACTTCTTCTTCAACACACTTTTTGAACATCTCGTAGACGTTCTTCTCTTCTTCTTGTGCAATCTCTACCATGTCAGGGTCGTCACCCGCTTTCCAGTTGTTAAGAATTTTCTGAGTGATGGTCATATGCTGCGATTCATCTCTAGCAATAAGAGAAATAATCTTAGCGTTACCTTCCATCAGTTTGTTCTCGCCAAAAGCGAACGAACATGCAAACGATACGTAAAAACGAATACCCTCTAATATATAGACGTTTGCGACTGCACGATAGAGCTTTCGTTTTAGATCTTTAAGTTCCCACTGTGCAGAATCAACCTGTTCTAATGCTTGTTCCCATCGATTACCTGCGCCCCACTCCTGTGCCGCTTGTAGAAACTCATCATAAGCAGCAGTTACACTGGTTGCTCTCTCAAGAATCTTATCATCAGTAATAATTTCATCAAATACTACTGAAGGATCAGGATAAATGTTTTTGATAATGTGAGTATAGGAGCGACTGTGGACCATCTCCATGGTCTGCCAGATATTCATGGCAGATTCCAGTTCAGGCAGTGAGCAGTAAGGCATGAATGCCATGCCAGGACCACGCCCTTGAACAGAATCAAGCATAATCTGATACTTCAAATTTGAAGTAAAGATATGTTTTTGCTCTGGGCGTAGTTGTTGATAATCTGCACGATCTTTTTGCAAAGAAACCTCTTCGGGTCTCCAGAAGTATCCAAGTTGTTGCTGTGTCAGCTTATCAAACACAGGATACTTAAAGTTATCATAACGTTGAACCCCAAGTGGAGCACCAAAAAACATATGTTGCTTAGTAGTGTCCACTTGATTTTTATTGAAGACTGTCATTCCTTCAATTTTTTTAGTCTCTTCTTTTGCAACTCTAAATTGTGCAGCTGTCACAAGCATCTTCCTCCTTGGTATTTAAAATCTCTGTGAGAAGATCTTCAATTGACTTCTCTTCTTTCTTTTCTTCAAAATCATCAGTCTTACTATCATAAGTATTTTGATAGTAAGAGGTTTTCCAACCGTACTTATATGTATTTAAAAAGTCCCCTGCCATAATAGAAACAGGAACCTTATTATCTGGATAATTTTCTGGATTATAACTCCAGTTGCCACTGATTGCTTGATCAAAAAACTTCTGCATCACAGCAACAACATTAATGTATCCTTCGTTAGACTTCATCTCCCAGAGAAGAGTGTAGTTATTCTTCAAGGAAGTGTACTGCGGAACAATCTGCTTAAGAGGTCCCTTCTTTGACTTCTTAATGGACAAGTAATCTCTGGGTGGTTCGATTCCATTTGTTTCGTTTGACACAACGGAACTGCTTTCCGATGGCATCTGTGCGGACAGTGTGCTGTGTCTGAGTCCGAACTCTTGAATAGATGAGCGTAGAGAATCCCAATCATGATTTAATTCTGCGTTGCAGATTTGATCGACTTCGCGCTTGTAAGTGTCGATTGGGAGGATACCGTCTGAATACTTCGTTCGATCGAAATAACCACACTTCCCTTTCTCTTTGGCAAGTTCGTTACTTGCTTTGAGCAAATAGAACTGGAAAGATTCAGTAAGTTCGTGGACGAGTTGCCATGCTCGTGGGTCATCGTAGTGTTCTCCTTGACGTGCTAAGTAGTGTGCAAGACCGATATAACCAATGCCAAGAGAACGACGGTTCTTGGTACTCACTTCTGCTGCTTTAACAGGGTAGTTTTGATAATCAATTAGTTCTTCCAGACCACGAACAGCAAGATCACAAAGCTCCTCTAGGTCATCGAGGTGCTTGAGTTTACCAACGTTGATAGCAGAGAGAATACAAAGAGCAATCTCACCGTCGCCATCAATATGTTGGAGAGGATCTGTGGGGAGAGTAATCTCCTGACACAGGTTGGACATGCTCACTTTG